ATGCTGGAACAAATGGGCATTGCCGCGAAGCAAGCCTCGTATAAATTAGCGCAACTCTCCAGCCGCGAAAAAAATCGCGTGCTGGAGAAGATTGCTGATGAACTGGAAGCACAAAGCGAAAGCATCCTCAACGCTAACGCCCAGGATGTTGCTGACGCGCGTGCTAATGGCCTCAGCGAAGCGATGCTTGACCGTCTGGCACTGACGCCCGCACGGCTGAAAGGCATTGCCGATGATGTGCGCCAGGTGTGTAACCTCGCCGATCCGGTGGGGCAGGTAGTCGATGGCGGCGTGCTGGACAGCGGCTTGCGTCTGGAGCGTCGTCGCGTGCCGCTGGGGGTGATTGGTGTGATTTATGAAGCGCGCCCGAACGTGACGGTCGATGTTGCTTCGCTGTGCCTGAAAACGGGTAACGCGGTGATCCTGCGTGGCGGCAAAGAAACCTGCCGCACTAACGCTGCAACGGTGGCGGTGATTCAGGACGCCCTGAAATCCTGCGGTTTACCGGCAGGTGCAGTACAGGCAATTGATAATCCTGACCGCGCGTTGGTCAGTGAAATGCTGCGTATGGATAAATACATCGACATGCTGATCCCGCGCGGCGGCGCTGGTCTGCATAAGCTATGCCGCGAACAGTCGACAATCCCGGTGATCACAGGCGGTATAGGCGTATGCCATATTTACGTTGATGAAAGTGCAGAGATCGCTGAAGCCCTGAAAGTAATCGTCAACGCGAAAACTCAGCGTCCGAGCACATGTAATACGGTAGAAACGTTGCTGGTGAATAAAAACATCGCCGATAGCTTCCTGCCCGCATTAAGCAAACAAATGGCGGAAAGCAGCGTGACATTACACGCAGATGCTGCCGCAATGGCACAGTTGCAGCCAGGCCCTGCGAAGGTGGTTGCTGTTAAAGCCGAAGAGTATGACGATGAGTTTCTGTCATTAGATTTGAACGTTAAAATCGTCAGCGATCTGGACGACGCCATTGCCCATATTCGCGAGCATGGCACGCAACACTCCGATGCGATCCTGACCCGCGATATGCGCAACGCCCAGCGTTTTGTTAACGAAGTGGATTCCTCCGCTGTTTACGTTAACGCCTCTACGCGTTTTACCGACGGCGGCCAGTTTGGTCTGGGCGCGGAAGTCGCGGTAAGCACGCAAAAACTGCACGCGCGCGGCCCAATGGGGCTGGAAGCACTGACCACCTACAAGTGGATCGGCATTGGTGATTACACCATTCGTGCGTAAATAAAATCGGGTGATGCAAAAGTAGCCATTTGATTCACAAGGCCATTGACGCATCGCCCGGTTAGTTTTAACCTTGTCCACCGTGATTCACGTTCGTGAACATGTCCTTTCAGGGCCGATATAGCTCAGTTGGTAGAGCAGCGCATTCGTAATGCGAAGGTCGTAGGTTCGACTCCTATTATCGGCACCATTTAAATCAATAAGTTACACATCATTAGTACCTTCCTTATTTTTTGACTGGGACAAATTTGGGACCGATGGGTTCAGAATCGAGTCTATTTGCCGTGCGTGTTCGGTAAGGTGATTAGGCGCGAGGTGAGCATATCGACGAACCATTTCGATAGACTCCCAGCCACCCATTTCCTGTAACACTGACAACGGGACTCCGGCTTGAACCAGCCAACTTGCCCAGGTGTGTCTCAAGTCGTGAAATCTGAAATCATCAATACCAGCTCGTCTCAGCGCCGCTTTCCAGGCTGTGTTTGCGTCATACCGCATCTTCCTTACTGTTGGCGCTTTCGTTCCGTCTGGTTTGGTACAGCTTTCCTTATACACAAATACCCAACGGTGATGATTTCCTATTTGTTTTTTCAATACGCGACATGCAGTATCATTCAGCGCAACGCCAATTGCGCGGTTTGATTTACTCTCTTCCGGGTTTATCCATGCCACCCGGCGCTGCATGTCTATTTGTTGCCATTCAAGGTTGATGATGTTCGAGCGTCTTAAACCTGTTGCCAGTGCAAATTCAACAACAGACTTTAATGGCTCCGGACATTCATCAATCAGCCTTTGTGCTTCATGAGGCTCCAGCCAGCGGATCCGTTTATTCTTTGGTTGAGGCACTTTAATAATTGGTGCCTTATCCAGCATTTTCCATTCACGCTCTGCGGCTCTTAGCAGGGCCTTTATAAATGAAAGATGCGTTGCCTTCGTTGCAACGGACGCTGGTTTTGGCGTGTATTCTGGAACTGGTTTCCCTTTTTTTCTGCATGCTTCTGCCCTGAGTTTCCAGTTTACCTCATGACGCCGGTTCGTCATTTTCTGCATTGCTGAATAAATTTTTGATTCAGTAATGTCTCTTAGTTGCATTCCTGCGAAATGTTGAAGCCAGAATCCGATCCGGCTTTTGTCATCGTCCAGTGATTTTTTATGTGCTTTCTCTTCGAGCCACCTGACACACGCCTCCTCGAACGTCATATCAGGTATTTCACCAAGTTTGCTGACCCGCCATGCTTCAGCCTTTAGCTTGTCATGGAGCTCTGTCGCCTGCCTTTTGTCCTTTGTTCCAAGAGACTGTTTAAATCTTTTACCGTTCGGCAATGTGAAACTGGCGTACCATATTTCACCTCTGCGGAAGAGTGACATTTTCTTTCCTCTGTTATGCCATCACCCGCGCTCACCTTGATAGTATGCAGCGGAGACTGAAGCGCCGCAATGCAGGCTTGTCGCGTTGTGAGGTAAGGAGATTTTGGTTTAGTGGGGTCTTTGCGTGTTGCCTGTAGGCGGCCTGTTCGTATCCAGTTGGTAGCGGTAGGTCTGGATATCTTGAGAAACTGACAGGCCTCATCGAGTGTGAGGCTGTATGATTCCATGGTTACCTCTGCTTTTTGAACGCATGTCACGTAACTTCTTAATGTGTTCTGCCGTTTCGATCTCTTCTGCTATCCGATCTGCATCAGCTTTATTCACAGGTTCAAAGTCATGATTAAAGCGGAACATGCTGGCGATACATGTTCTGCCTTTTCGGATGTAGTGAACTTTGTTGTGGGTAGAACGCAGGATTTTGCAGGGAGTGCCGTGGTGGTCGACGTACCAGGTGTTAGGAAAAATGATTCTGAACATTTTTACACCTCAGTTGGACGATGTTGAAATTTGCTGCTTTGAGGCCATCACAATCCCCATTGTTTGTTCTTAAGTTCGATCTCCTCCTGGCAACTTGCACAAGTCCGACAACCCTGAACGGCCAGGCGTCTTCGTTCATCTATGGGGTCGCCACACTCACAACAATGAGTGGCAGATATAGCCTGGTGGTTCAGACGACGCATTTTTATTGCTGTATTGCGCTGTAATTCTTCGATTTCTGATGCTGAATCAATGATGTCTGCCATCTTCCATTAATCCCTGAATTGTTGGTTAATACGCTTGAGGGTGAATGCGAATAATAAAAAAAGGAGCCTGTAGCTCCCTGATGATTTTGCTTTTCATGTTCATCGCTCCTTAAAGACGCCGTTTAACATGCCGATCGCCAGGCTTAAATGAGTCGGTGTGAATCCCATCAGCGTTACCGTTTCGCGGTGCTTCTTTAGTACGCTACGGCAAATGTCATCGACGTTTTTATCCGGAAACTGCTGTCTGGCTTTTTTGATTTCAGAATTAGCCTGACGGGCAATGCTGCGAAGGGCGTTTTCCTGCGGAGGTGTCATTGAACAAGTCCCATGTCGGCAAGCATAAGCACACAGAATATGAAGCCCGCTGCCAGAAAAATGCATTCCGTGGTTGTCATGCAGCCTCCCGACGGGCAAGAATCCTTGAGCCGAACGCCATCAACTCTCCACGATCAACGGTCGTAAAGTGGCAGTGTGTACGGGGGTATGGGTGCCAGATAATGAGCATCGAGCCTTTATTATTTCCACTGACGGGTTTCCCAGTGAGTGGGTTAATAAATGCCAGTCGTCCTGCCGTGATGAATCTGACCTCACTGGCGGTTTGTATCGCTTCATGAAACCATCCGGCAGATGTGTCAGCAGGCAATAACATTACACATCCCACACTACTGAATTTGTTTTCAGTGGCTGCCTTTTTCACAAAAGGGGAAATATTGCTGTATGGTGGATTCAACCAGACATAACCAGAGGCATATCCCATTGCTTCAGGCCATGAAGTGGTTAATGTGTTCTGCTCCTGTGAGATAAAAAGCCGACATAGTCGGTTTTTTTCGCTGGCTGCAGCATCAAGTTGAAAAACGAACTCTGCATTAAGCGCAGCAAAAATCTCTGGTGGTGTGCGCCAGCTGTCGCGATGTTCGGCAGGAGTATTGCTTCCGGTGAAATCAGTCATACAGCCCCCCGTTTATTATTTATCTCCTCAGCCAGCCGCTGTGCTTTCAGTGGATTTCTGATAACAGAAAGGCCGGGAAATACCCAGCCTCGCTTTGTAACGGAGTAGATGAAAGTGATCGCGCCTACCCGGATATTATCGCGAGGATGCTTCATCGCCATTGCTCCCCAAATACAAAACCAATTTCAGCCAGTGCCTCGTCCATTTTTTCGATGAACTCCGGCACCATCTCGTCAAAATTCGCCATGTACTTTTCATCCCGCTCAACCACGACATAATGCAGGCCTTCACGCTTCATGCGCGGGTCATAGTTGGCAAAGTACCAGGCATCTTTTCGCGTCACCCACATGCTGTACTGCACCTGGGCCATGTAAGCCGACTTTATGGCCTCGAAACCACCGAGCCGGAACTTCATGAAATCCCGGGAGGTAAACGGGCATTTCAGCTCAAGGCCATTGCCGTCACTGCATAAACCATCGGGAGAGCAGGCGGTGCGCATACTTTCGTCGCGATAGATGATCGGGGATTCAGTAACATTCACGCCGGAAGTGAATTCAAACAGGGTTCTGGCGTCGTTCTCGTACTGTTTTCCCCAGGCCAGCGCCTTAGCATTAACTTCCGGAGCCACACCGGTGCAAACCTCAGCCAGCAGGGTGTGGAAGTAGGACATTTTCATGTCAGGCCACTTCTTTCCTGAGCGGGGCTTTGCTATCACGTTGTGAACTTCTGAAGCGGTGATGACGCCGAGCCGTAATTTGTGCCATGCATCATCCCCCTGTTCGACAGCTCTCACGTCGATCCCGGTACGCTGCAGGATAATGTCCGGTGTCATGCTGCCACCTTCTGCTCAGTGGCTTTCTGTTTCAGGAATCCAAGAGCTTTCACTGCTTCGGCCTGTGTCAGTTCTGACGATGCGCGAATGTCGCGGCGAAATATCTGGGAACAGAGCGGCAATAAGTCGTCATCCCATGTTTTATCCAGGGCGATCAGCAGAGTGTTAATCTCCTGCATGGTTTCATCGTTAACCGGAGTGATGTCGCGTTCTGGCTGACGTTCTGCAGTGTATGCAGTATTTTCGACAATGCGCTCGGCTTCATCCTTGTCATAGATACCAGCAAATCCGAAGGCCAGACGGGCACACTGAATCATGGCTTTATGCCGTAACATCCGTTTGGGATGCGACTGCCACGGCCCCGTGATTTCTCTGCCTTCGCGAGTTTTGAATGGTTCGCGGCGGCATTCATCCATCCATTCGGTAACGCAGATCGGATGATTACGGTCCTTGCGGTAAATCCGGCATGTACAGGATTCATTGTCCTGCTCAAAGTCCATGCCATCAAACTGCTGGTTTTCATTGATGATGCGGGACCAGCCATCAACGCCCACCACCGGAACGATGCCGTTCTGCTTATCAGGGAAGGCGTAAATTTCTTTCGTCCACGGATTAAGGCCGTACTGGTTGGCGACGATCAACAATGCGATGAACTGCGCATCGCTGGCATCACCTTTAAATGCCGTCTGGCGAAGAGTGGTGATCAGTTCCTGTGGGTCGACAGAATCCATGCCGACACGTTCAGCCAGCTTCCCTGCCAGCGTTGCGAGTGCAGTACTCATTCGTTTTATACCTCTGAATCAATATCAACCTGGTGGTGAGCAATGGTTTCAACCATGTACCGGATGTGTTCTGCCATGCGCTCCTGAAACTCAACATCGTCATCAAATGCATGAGTAATGGCTTTTTTGCTGGCCCCGCAGCGTTGTAAATGATCGATGCAGAGCGATTCAAACAAATGCTGGGGCAGACCCTTTTCCAGGTCGTCTGCCAGTTCTGCCTCTTTCTCTTCACGGGCGATCTGCTGGTAGTGACGCACCCAGCTCTGAGCCTCAAGACGATCCTGAATGTAATAAGCGTTCATGGCTGAACTCCTGAAAATGGCTGTGAAAATATCGCCCGCGAAATGCCAGGCTGATTAGGAAAACAGGAAAGGGGATTAGTGATTCAGGCCGTTACCGCGTCCGTCGAGAAAAACTTCCACGAGTAAATCACGGGTATAAGTGCGCTCGATGCCGCGATGCAGATATAGCCGTCCGCGTAAATTAGCTGATGCAGTCCAGGTACCATCTTTGTGTTTGACCAGCATTCCTGGCATGACCGCACCGCGATTAACGGTCTGCGTTCCGTAATGTTGATGAACCATAAAAACTCCTGCCCGTAAGCTGGGCTGCTGAACATATAGAGACTTCTGCGCGTATTCAGGCGGTGGATGGCCGCCGGTGTCATAACTAAGCCGCCTCGTTGAAGCGACTGAGGTATGAAGTATCGAGTTGATTTCAGCTGGTCACACCGACGTTCACGCGTCCGTTTCACCCCTCGCACTCCCCGTAGCCTGCTGAAATTCAAGCTGCGGATCTAAGCGGTCATCGCAACGGTGAATCAGGTGATTGCCGTATCGGTGTGTTGTTGCGACATGGTGATAATAGCTATTGCTATTGATGATATCAATACTTATTGCTATTGCTAGATGTGTTTTGATATTAAATGTTTGATAGCAAAAAGAATTAATTTTGTGACTTGCATCGCATAGCGATAACCGAAGCGGGGTTGTGGTGGTTTTTTGAACGGTGTGTGATGAGGGGAGGCAAAAGAAAACCCGGCACGACGGCCGGGGAAATCATTTCGCATCTACAATAAATAACCTGTTTATCTGGCCTTTTTTAACAGTAGCCTTTGCGGTTATAGTGAATACTGCAGATGGATCACCTTTGGTTGATATATATGCACTAAGAGCTCTAATATACGGGTTATTCTTCTTTCCTGCAGCTGGATCGCTAATTTCAGCAGTGATTCTCTTTTTTGAGTCATCACCATCTAAAATTATTTTAGCTGTCATATTTTGTGCATCAAATTCTGTAAGAAAAGCACGATACTCACGAAGACCGAGAACTTCATCATCATCAAGCCTATCAATTTCAGCTTTATCTCTCTCGTTAACTTTTAGAAGGCAGCCGTCAACATTTGTTGCAACACTTATCTGATCGCAAGTATTACCAATAGGTGATACTGCCTGCCTTACAGAGGGGCGAAGCTCTACAGCCATTCGGTCAATCAAAGAGATCAACTTATCAATGGTTCCAGCATCCTTGTTTCCTAGTGCCTCTATGGCCTTTTCAAGTGACTGCTGCAAAGCTTTCATTTCATCTTTCTTGTTAGAATTTCTCGCAAAAATATATTGTAGTATTGCGCCAAGTATAGTTGCGGCGATCCCCGAGAACAACTGGTTCTGAGTGGCGAAGTTAAGAACTGCTTCAAGAGTAAAGCAGTTAGCTTTTGCTTCGCGTGCGTAAACCTTAACTTCCTGATAATTAATGTATTTACTATATTTTTGTGTAACAGAGAAAGAAGCTGCTGTTGAGAGAACTTTAGAAAAACCCTTTAGGGATTCTCCTAGGCAGTTCAAATCTATTTCATGATTTAAAGCATCTTTTCCGTCATACCTAAGAGAGATTTTTATATCCTGTAAAGCGTCACAATCCATAAATCGCTCTCGTCTAATTCTAATTAAATTTACTATCCCCTAAACGACTCATCAGCACAGTACTGATTATCCATGTTTCCTGTACGTCTGGGGCATGCTCCCAATAACCTTACCGAAGATGAACACCCGGTTCATCTCGTCTTTCTCGATCGGGTCCCACGGCGAGTAGCTCTTATTATCAGAGATAACCAGCAGCTTATCCTTCATCATTTGCAGGCGCTTTACATGGGCGGTGTCGTCGTACAGAAACGCATAGATGCCATCACCGTCGAAAGATTTAACCGTGATATCAACGAACAGCAGATCACCTGGTTCGATCGTTCCTGACATGCTGTCACCACGCACGTTAATGATGCGGATATTTTCCGCCTTCCTGCCATCGAACATGTGACGAGCATCGTCAAACGAGTACTCAACCGAGCGTAGAACTTCTACAAACTCACGATTGATGACACCCGGCCCGGCACTGACTTCTATATCAAGAACGTCAATCTTGAAGTATTTGGAATGGTTGACAGCAGGCTTCCCTGATTGTTGACCGTCATTTCTCATCGGGCCTATGCCTGATGAGAGCCACTCTGTTCGAACACCTAATGCATTAGCTATTTCAACAATTTTTGTTGAGCCGCGCGCGTTGCCGCTTGTCAGTCTCCAGATTGTGGGTTGAGCTACGCCAGACGCCTTTGCAAGAGCGCCTTGAGACATTCCAGATTGTTCCATCGCTAGGTTTAAGCGATCAGCAAGAGTTTCTTTTTTCATAAGTTTTAATTTATACGCTTGCGTATTGATGGTCAAAACACGTTTTGCTATTGATTGGGTTAATACGCATTGCTATTATCTATTCATTGCAATACCAATAGGAATTGATAATGACAAATCAAACCATTCAACTCGCAATCAGTATTACAGGTAGTCAAAAAACGACTGGCAGATCTATGCGGTGTAGCCCAACCCACTGTTTGGCGTTGGCTACACGGTGGCGGAATTGATGCCCGCTATGTAATGAAAATTGTCTCAGCCACTGGTGGAAAGATTAAACCAGCAGATATTCGTCCCGACCTCGCACCATTGTTTAACGCGAGTAATTCTGCCGCCTAAACTGCGGCGTTAACTGATAAGGCAATGACTATGCAACCACTTACATACCAACAGACTAGCGGATTTAGCCCGACAGCGGTGATAAATCGTTCTCAAACAAAACAGGTGCCAGGCCACGAAAAAATCCGTGATGCCGTCCGCGCCTGGTCGGCTGAAGATAATCAGGATGTCGTTGCCGCACTCATTGTGAATGAGTATCGAGCACAGGGCGGCGGCACCATCGATTTCCCTGATGATGTCAGCCGTGCACGCCAGAAGCTGTTCCGCTTCCTCGATAACAAATTCGATTCTGAAAAATACCGAAATAACGTGCGTGAATTGACCCCGGCAATTCTGGCGGTACTACCGCTGGAATATCGCGGCCACTTGGTTGAGCAGAATAGCTTCATGGCTCGGCTGGCTGAAATGGAAAAGGAACTCAGTGAGGCAAAACAGGCTGTCATTCTCAACGCACCACGCCACCAGAAACTGAAGGAGATGAGTGAAGGCATTGTGTCGATGTTTCGTGTGGACCCGGACCTGGCTGGTCCATTGATGGCGATGGTCACCACCATGCTGGGGGCAATATGACAGGTTCAGAAATGGCGAAAGCCGGTCTGCGCGAACAGAACCGACTTTCAGGTGCAAATCGTAACACACTCATTGCGGGAGGAATTATGGCAAACACTGCTGAGATATTCAATTTTCCAGTGCCGGATGTGGCACAAAAGGAGCCGCGCGTGGCAGATCTCGATGATGGTTATACGCGCATTGCTAATGAGTTGCTGGAAGCTGTGATGCTGGCCGGATTAACACAGCACCAGCTTCTGGTCTTCCTGGCTGTCATGCGCAAAACATATGGCTTTAATAAAAAAATGGATTGGGTGAGCAACGAGCAACTTTCCGAGTTAACCGGGATATTGCCGCACAAGTGTTCTGCTGCAAAAAGTGTTCTGGTAAAGCGTGGGATTTTGATTCAGAGCGGGCGGAATATAGGCATTAATAATGTGGTCAGTGAATGGTCAACATTACCCGAATCAGGTAAGAAAAATAAAGTTTACCTGAAAGAGGTAAATTTACCTGAATCAGGTAAGAAAAGTTTACCCAAATCAGGTAAACACAAAAGACAAACTAACAAAAGACAATATAAAACCTTTTTCGTCCGAGAATTCTGTCGAATCCTCTGACCAGCCAGAAAACGATCTTCCTGTGGTGAAACCGGATGCTGCAATTCAGAGCGGCAGCAAGTGGGGGACAGCAGAAGACCTGACCGCCGCAGAGTGGATGTTTGACATGGTGAAGACCATCGCGCCATCAGCCAGAAAACCGAATTTTGCAGGGTGGGCTAACGATATCCGCCTGATGCGTGAACGTGACGGACGTAACCACCGCGACATGTGTGTACTGTTCCGCTGGGCATGCCAGGACAACTTCTGGTCCGGTAACGTGCTGAGTCCGGCCAAACTCCGCGACAAGTGGACCCAGCTCGAAATCAACCGAAACAAGCAACAGGCTGGCGTGACAGCCGGCAAACCAAAACTCGACCTGACGAACACTGACTGGATTTACGGGGTGGAGCTATGAAAAACATCGCCGCACAGATGGTTAACTTTGACCGTGAGCAGATGCGTCGGATCGCCAACAACATGCCGGAACAGTACGACGAAAAGCCGCAGGTACAACAGGTAGCGCAGATCATCAATGGTGTGTTCAGCCAGTTACTGGCAACTTTCCCGGCGAGCCTGGCTAACCGGGACCAGAACGAACTGAACGAAATCCGCCGCCAGTGGGTGCTGGCTTTCCGGGAAAACGGGATCACCACAATGGAACAGGTTAACGCAGGAATGCGCGTAGCCCGTCGGCAGAATCGACCATTCCTGCCATCACCCGGGCAGTTTGTTGCCTGGTGCCGGGAAGAAGCATCCGTTACCGCCGGGCTGCCAAACGCCAGCGAGCTGGTTGATATGGTTTACGAGTATTGCCGGAAGCGTGGCCTGTATCCGGACGCAGAGTCTTATCCATGGAAATCGAACGCGCACTACTGGCTGGTTACCAACCTGTACCAGAACATGCGAGCCAATGCGCTGACTGACGCGGAATTACGGCGCAAGGCTGCCGATGAACTGACCTGTATGACAGCGCGAATTAACCGTGGTGAGGCTATACCTGAACCAGTAAAACAACTTCCTGTCATGGGCGGTAGACCTCTAAATCGTGCACAGGCTCTGGCGAAGATCGCAGAAATTAAAGCTAAGTTCGGACTGAAAGGAGCCAGTGTATGACGGGAAAAGAAGCAATTATTCATTACCTGGGGACGCATAAGAGCTTCTGTGCGCAGGACGTTGCTGAGGTAACAGGCGCAACAGTAACCAGCATAAATCAGGCTGCGGCTAAAATGGCGCGGGCAGGAATCTTAGTCATTGATGGTAAGGTCTGGCGAACGGTGTATTACCGGTTCGCTACCAGGGAAGAACGGGAAGGAAAGGTGAGCACGAATCTGATTTTCAAGGAGTGTCGCCAGAGTGCCGCGATGAAGCGGGTTTTATTTGTTTATGCGGCGGGGGGAGGAAATCAGTGAGGTTGACGATAACTAATATCTGGCGCTATATTCTGTGCGTTGCCGCAAAATCGGCACACGGGATTGGCGTCCCGGATAAGGTAATCGCGACTACTACACGCCGCGAGCGTGTTTTTTATTGTCGTAAGCATACGCACATCTGAATTATGGTGGGGCGTGTAGGGCCGACTTCGGTCGGGCCGGTTGATTACCCCGGTTACGCCAACCCTACATGTCTCACCACCAAACTGATTGGCGTCAGCGGTGGTGGTTAACTTGATTTATAGGTAATCATCATGAGCACACAACTAGTCTTTCATCAAACAAAATTCCATCCTGTTAAACACAACAACAGTATCTGGCTTACTGCCGTTGAGATTGCTCAAGCTCTCGGATATAAAAAATCTGATGCCGTAACTCAGATCTACGATCGAAATTCCGATGAATTTAGGGCAGATATGACTGAGACCCTCAATTTGAGTGTCTCAGGGAACTACCAGAAAACAATACGCATTTTCTCCCTCCGTGGTGCCCATTTGATCGCTATGTTCGCCCGCACTCCTGTAGCCAAAGAATTCCGCCGCTGGGTTCTGGATATTCTCGATCGAGAAGTTCAACAATCCCCAATCACAAAACAATTCACTGATAACGAACTTTGCACACTCGCCTGGTTATGGCGAGCAGGGGATGTGATGTTAACCGCCTGCCAGAATGTTACTCCACTTCTTCAGGTTGCGGAGCATCGCGAAGCCGGTCGCTTTACTTCTATTGAGCAAGAATATCCCCAGATACTACATAAGGCGCGCGAAATCCTTGCCAGAGAAACGGCACATGTAAGATTCCAGCCGTGGCAGGATGATAAGTGGAGCCGAGTATTGCCGCATTTGCGTTCTGAGCAGTAGCAATAAAGTTTCCGGTGAGAAATGTCACCAGCATTTTGTTATGAAACGGGTATTGGCGGTATATGGGGGCGGGGCTTTAGTTATTAGGTGTCGAGAATTAATTGTTTGTAGCAATATAAAAAGGAGCGCTTAAGTCCGTTTATTTTTTTAAGCTTCATATACATAGTGGATAAAAATGAGAACCACCCGCTGAACGGGTGGTTTTGCGCAAGTTAAATTTTATAATTTCAGTGAATCTTTACGCTGTAATAATGCAAATGATAGTTGAAAAAAACACAATCAGTCGATGGATTCTCCGTAGGATGCAACTGCCTGAGCGACGCAAAAACGATCAATGCACTCTATTTCTCCATAATCACGCAGGCAATAATAAGTATTATTGTCTTTATCAAAAGCGTAAATGCTACAAATACCCTCAAGCTCACAACTTGCGTCCCATCCACTATTAGATAACGTGCCCCATTCCTGGTAAAGCCCTGCGTTAACTTCTCGATTGATAATATGCGGTCCACTATAGTTATCATAATCGTAACTATAGATGTCACGTGCCTCAGGAAAATTCCCGTTCATGTTTTCAATCCACGGTAAAATATCTTTAACTGAGTTATAAAGTTCAATGCTGTATTTGAAAAAACGCTTCACAATAAAAACATAGATGCCGGCAGATTTGTTTGTTGATTTATCAGTGGCGAAAATGACAAAAATCTTCCCAACGCACTTTTCATCTACGCCCGGAAAAGTTACTGTGCCATCCTGGCTAACCGCCAGAACATTATTGTCTGCATTAGTGCTACAGGTCCATTTTACCTTGTCATTATTAATAGGGTCATTATCAATGACCATCTTGAAGGTTGCTCCTGGGAACAAACTGTTAGGGAAACAGTAACCACTCTCCATATCATTTTTAATATCAAAAATATGACCATCAACTAACACGCCTGTAATTTTGCTCATCATTGAACTCTCTTTGTTTGTTAAATAAAAAGTTTTATTCCTGAACAACGGAACACGCTGATATTAATGCAACCAATGAATTGTTGTTGTTATTTGGAGGTTATATAGTGGTATGAATGTTATTATGCGATGTCTCTGAGTGATGGGGTAAGGATTATATGATTCGCTTTTGAGATTTACCTATGTCAGGCGTTGCTGTTCATGTTCGTCCCCGTTGTCAGTCTTCTTAGTCTGAGCTAATGTCATCATCAATGGGTTATCAGTTTTCTCTGAAGTTATATAATTAATTGAGCGCCATAGCACCATGGGGCATTGTTGAATTTCATCTTCAATTGATTTTCCATAATCAACTCGCCATAATCATGTCATCGGAGCCTGAACACCTCCGGTGACTTCTGCGCTAAACGGGGACGTTTATGCGCACACACAATCCAAACTCTCTTCTCCCTTCACAGATGCAGAAATGCACCTGCGATTTTTTGCATTCGGTGTTTTTGGCAGCCAAGAACAGGGAGTCTCTGTTTGTCTGGCGGCTAAAGGTGATATGGAAATCTTGATGTCTTGGCCTAAAGTAGTTGCAACAGTTGGAGCGGTTATAGTGGTAGTAGTGATCATCGCGCCACCCATTTGCAAGGGTTGACGACATTATTTATCCGGCGCTATATTCTGTGCGTTGCCGCAAAATCGGCACACGGGATTGGCGTCCCGGAATACTACTCAACGCATACCGCGTTAAGCGGTTTTTTTATGCGCTAAGCACGGCTACGCCCAAATTATGGTGGGCTGTGTGAGGGCTTCTTCGGGAGCGCCGGGTTTGAGTAGCCGGTTACGCCAACCTTGCACAGTTCACCACCAGTCGATTGGCGTCGTTGGTGGTGATGGTTAACCTGATGAGGTGATACTATGACTACTCAATTAGCATTCCACAAAACGACGTTTACCCCAATTTGCCACAATAACAGAATTTGGCTTACTGCCACTGAAGTTGGTTTAGCTCTGGAATATGCGGACGATAAAGCAGTTCAGCGCATTTACTCTCGTCACTCAGATGAATTTACAGATATGATGACAAGGGTGGTCAAAGTGACCACCCCTCGTGGAATGCAGGAGTCTCGAGTATTTAGCCTTCGCGGAGCCCATTTGATCGCCATGTTCGCACGAACTCCTGTGGCCAAAGAGTTCCGCCGCTGGGTTCTGGATATTCTCGATCGAGAAGTTCAACAATCCCCAATCACAAGACAATTCACTGATAACGAACTTTGCACACTCGCCTGGTTATGGCGAGCAGGGGATGTGATGTTAACCGCCTGCCAGAATGTTACTCCACTTCTTCAGGTTGCGGAGCATCGCGAAGCCGGTCGCTTTACTTCTATTGAGCAAGAATATCCCCAGATACTACATAAGGCGCGCGAAATCCTTGCCAGAGAAACGGCACATGTAAGATTCCAGCCGTGGCAGGATGATAAGTGGAGCCGAGTATTGCCGCTTTTGCGTTCTGAGTAGTAGCAATAAAGTTTCCGGTGAGAAATGTCACCAGCATTTTGTTATGAAACGGGTATTGGCGGTATATGGGGGCGGGGCTTTAGTTATTAGGTGTCGAGAATTAATTGTTTGTAGCAATATAAAAAGGAACGCTTAAGTTCGTTTATTTTTTAAGCTTCATATACATAGTGGATAAAAATGAGAACCACCCGCTCAGCGGGTGGTTTTGCGCAAGTTAAATTTTATAATTTCAGTGAATCTTTACGCGGTAATAATGCAAATGATAGTTGAAAAAAGCACTATCAGTCGATAGACTCACCGTAGGATGCAACTGCCTGAGCGCTGCATATAACAGCAGTATGCTGGGTATATCCAGTATCCCTCAGACAAGAATAAGTATTATCATCTTTATTAAAAGCGTAAATGCTACAAACACCATCATTCTCATTACTTGTGTCCCATCCACTATTAGTTAACGTGCCCCACTCCTGGTAAAGCCCTGCGTTAACTTTTCGATTGATATGATGCCATCCGCTATTTTCATCAATATAGTCACTATCGATATCATGTATTCTAGGAAATTCTCCGTTCATGTTTTCAATCCACGGTAAAATCTTTTTAACTGAGTTATAAATTTCAATGCTGTATTTGAAAAAACGCTTCACGATAAAAATATAGATGCCGGCAGATTTATTCGTTGATTTATCAGTGGCGAAAATGACAAAAATCTTCCCAACGCACTTTTCATCTACGCCCGGAAAAGTTACTGTGCCATCCTGGCTAACCGCCAGAACATTATTGTCTGCATTAGTGCCACAGGTCCATTTTACCTTGTCATTATTAATAGGGTCATTATCAATGACCATCTTGAAGGTTGCTCCTGGGAACAAACTGTTAGGGAAACAGTAACCACTCTCCATATCATTTTTAATATCATAGATATGGCTATCAACTAACACGCCTGTAATTTTGCTCATCATTGAACTCTCTTTGTTTGTTAAATAAAAAGTTTTATTCCTGAACAACGGAACACGCTGATATTAATGCAACCAATGAATTGTTGTTGTTATTTGGAGGTTATATAGTGGTATGAATGTTATTATGCGATGTCTCTGAGTGATGGGGTAAGGATTATATGATTCGCTTTTGAGATTTACCTATGTCAGGCGTTGCTGTTCATGTTCGTCCCCGTTGTCAGTCTTCTTAGTCTGAGCTAATGTCATCATCAATGGGTTATCAGTTTTCTCTGAAGTTATATAATTAATTGAGCGCCATAGCACCATGGGGCATTGTTGAATTTCATCTTCAATTGATTTTCCAAT